GGCATGGACCCGGACGAGCTGAACAAGCGCGTCAGCCCGAACAACAACCGCCCCATTCACCCTGAGTTCCTGGAGGAGATCGTGGCCGCCACGCGGGACCCGCGCCTGCTGGCGGCCTTGGTGCGCCCGGCCGGTGCGGTCGCATACGTGCCGCGTCCGGTGCCGGCCACGCGCGCAGCGCTGAAAGAGTTGGGCAAGCTGCTGCGCCTTGAAGGGGAGTTCGTGGAGAGTCTGCACGAAGGCGCTGCGGATAACCGCTGGCTACCGCATGAGGTGGAGACGCTGCGCTACCACGCCAATCAGGTGATCGGCCAGGTGCTGGGCATCGTGGCCGGCGCGGAGCTGGCGATGCTCGAGGCCGTTGCAGAAGGGGAGGTGACCCATGGCTGATGTAATCGACCGCGGCAATGAGCAGGCCGAGTATCTGCTGGAGGTGGCCTTGGCGCGCCGCGCCCAGCTGCCGACCGGGCCGAGTGCTACGCATTGCGAAGACTGCGACGAGCCCATCCCCGAGCTGCGGCGGCAGAAGGTACAGGGCTGCCAAACCTGTGTTGAGTGCCAGCAGGTTAGGGAGGTGAGTCGTGGTTGAGAAGAATATCACTCAGCATGCGGAGCCAGCCCCGGCGCAGGATGAGCGCGCCGACTTCGAGGCGTACATGCTGGGCCGCGCGCATCCGGTCATCGGCTGGATCAGCGAGCACTGGTTCAAGCGCGGCGATGATCCGACCACCTACGCCAACGACTATGTGCAAGGCGCGTGGGTACTCTGGCAATCACGCCCCGCGCAGACCGAGCAGCAGCCTATCTACCAGATTCGTCCACGCGAGAATGTTCGGGACTGGCTCGACACAAACGCGGACGGATACCGCGCTGCAAAAGCGATGACCTCAATGGAGGCGCGAGTGCTCTACGCCGCCCCCATCGCGCAGACCGCCCCTGTGGATGCTCTGGAGCATGTGTCGGAAGGCGCGGAAATGCTGCAAAGCATGATCGACAACATCGAGTCCAAGGGCAACTACAGCCGAGAGTCCACGGTGCTCTTCCTGAACCAGGCGCTCGGCTGCATCCGCGCCGCCATGTCCGCCCAAGGAGGTGAGTGATGCTGGCGTCCATTTTGTACGCTGCGTTCTGCTGGGCAATCTGGCCCCTCTCATTCCCGAGATTTGTCGCTGCCTTGCTTCTGCCTGCAGCGTTTATGGCTGCGCAAGGAGGTGGCGCATGAGCACAGTCTTCAAGCCTTGCCGCTGCGGCTATAGCGGGGCGCTGGCTGGTATGCAGCACCAAGGGGTTTTCTACTCGCTGACCTGCCCGGAATGTAATCACAGCGCTAGGGCGTTCACGCTGGAAGGTTTGGCTGAAAGCTGGAATACGACGGCCGACCTAGATCCTGCTGGCGAGGAGCCAAGCCATGTCTGAAGTGAATGCGACGGATCTCGGGTGCTTGATGTGGGAGCAGCTGGGAGGTGCCTTTATGGAGATCGCGCTGGCGAATGGGCTGGATACGCCGGCCAAGCGGGCGCCCCTATACGCGGCATTCATTGGCTCGGTAGGTGGCTCGATGGCCGCTGATCTCGGTGTTGCGGATTCGTCGTTTGTGCTCGACATGCTCAAGGACGCCAACACCAAGCTCGCGCGCGAGCAGTTGCATGTGGTCAAGGGGGCGGGTGATGTCTGAGAAAGTCCCTCTGACGCTTATCGACCTCGCCGAGCTGCTTACCTTCATCCACGCCGACGACCGCGACACCTGGTTGGCGGTGGCGATGGGTGTGAAGGCGGAGTTCGGCGAGGCGGGTTTCGATGCCTGGGATGGTTGGAGCCAGACCGGTGACGGCTATAAGGCCGCCGATGCGCGCAGCGTGTGGAAGAGCATCCGCAAGCGCGGGACCGGCATGGGTACGGTGATCAAGCTGGCGAAGGATAACGGCTGGACGCCTCGCCGCGAGCCGGTGACGGCCGAGGAGAAGCGGCGGTTGAATGCCGAGGCGGAAGCCCGGCGCGCCGTGCGCCAGGCGGAGATCGAGGCGGATGAGGCACGGCTGGCGGTGATGCGTGAGGCGGTTGCGAGCGCGTGCCAGTTGATCTGGGAGAAGCATTGCAAGCCGCAAGGCGTGAGCCCCTACCTGGAGCGCAAGCAGGTGGGGGCTTTTGGTGTTGGGTTTTTTCATTACACGGTTGTGCTGGCCATCGACGATGCGCGGCAGCGCTGCGATGTGTGGGTGGGCAGTGAAACGCGCGAGTTTTTCGCGAACCTGCCGAATCCGCGGCCGGATTCGATCAGCTTCTTGATGTTCAAGGCCGGGACCATTGCGGTGCCGCTGCGCGATGCAGCCGGTAAGCTGTGGAGCCTGCAGGCGATCAACGAGCAGGGGACGAAGCTGTTCCCGAAGTACGGGCGCAAGGCCGGTTGCTTTCATGTGCTGGGCGAGCTCGCCGGCGCCGATGTCGTTGCTGAGGCGGAGGGTTATGCGACGGCGGCCAGTGTGCACATGGCCAAGGGTTGGCCGGTGGCGGTGGCGATCGATTCGGGCAACGTGCCTACGGTGGCTGCGGCGCTGAGGAAGCAGTGCCCAGACGTGCCGCTGGTGATCGCCGGGGATGATGACCCGACCGTGACGGGCAACCCGGGTAGGACGAAGGCCGAAGCGGCGGCGGGGCAGGTGGGCGGTGTGCCGGCCTTCCCGCTGTTGCCTGAGGGCGAGCAGGGCGGGGACTGGAATGACTTGCATGCGTGCGACGGGCTCGAGGCCGTGGCGGCGCAGCTGGAGGCTGCTCTGGCCGCTGGTGAGCCTTCCCCGGCCCCATCCGAAACCGAAGCCGCCGCGCCGGCCGGCTCCTCCGAAAACGGGGGGCAGGGGGCGGGGCTGACGGGTGAGCAGGTGCTGCGGCGCTTTGCGCTGGTGGAGGGTACGACGCACGTCTGGGACCAGGACAAGAAGACGGTGATGAAGAAGACCGCCTTCGAGGCCCTGGTGACAAAGCCGCTGGCGAAGGCCTGGATGGATGACGCGGAGAAGAAGCTGATCGGCGCCGATGCGGTGCGCGAGATCGAGCAGGCGCGGCGCATGGCGGGCAAGAAGGCGACGGCGCTGGGGATGACGCCGATCGACCGCTATGTGTACATCGACGGCACGAAGGATGTGTGGGACCGCGAGAAGAAGCGGCGCATCCCGGAGGGCGCGGTGAAGATGGCGCTGGGCGATGCGTATGCGTTGTGGCTGAACTCGGCAGAGCGGCGCACGGTGGATGTGGACCACATTGTGTTCGACCCGGCGATGACGAAGGACCCGGCTGTTTACATCAATACGTTCGAGGGGCTGCCGCTGGAGCCGATTCGCGATGATGCGGCGTGCGAGAACCTGCGGTGGTTGATCTCGTTCCTGTGCAATCACGACGAGCAGGCGCGCGACTGGCTGACGAGGTGGCTGGCTTACCCGTTGCAGCACATGGGCGCGAAGATGGACACGGCGGTGCTGGCCCACTCGATCATGGAGGGCTCGGGCAAGAGCCTGTTGTTCGCCGATGCATTCGGCCAGTTGTTCGGCATTTATGCGGCGACGGTGGGGCAGACGCAGCTGGAATCGAGCTTCAACGCGTGGCAGAGCCGCAAGTTGTGGGCTGTGTTCGAGGAGGTTGTAAGCCGGGACCAGCGCTACAACCAGGTGGGGAAGATCAAGCATCTGATCACGGGCAAGACGGTGCGGATGGAGAGCAAGTTCATCAATGGTTGGGAGGAAGCCAACCATATGAATGCGGTGTTTTTGTCGAACGAGATTCTGCCGTGGCCGATCAGCGACAGCGATCGGCGGATGCTGGTGATCTGGCCGCAGGAGACGCTGCCGGAGGCGCGGCAGAAGGCCATAGGCGCGGAGTTGGCCGGCAATGGGGTGGCGGCGCTGTATGGCTGGTTGCTGTCGCTGGACCTGGGCGAGTTCAACCAGCGCACGCGCCCGCCGCGCACCGAGGCGCGGCAGCGGCTGGTGGCTTTGAGCAGGGCGGGGTGGCAGACGTTCCTGCATCAGTGGCAGACGGGTGACCTTGGCCAGGGGCTTTGGGGCGCGTGCCTGTCGACGGACCTGTATGCGATGTTTCTGGAGTGGTGCCAGCGCAACCGTGAGCATGCGATGAGCCAGACGAAGTTCAGTCTGTTCATCAGTGCGGAAGTGGAGAAGACGCGCTCGATCCCTTGGACGGATGGCGCCAATCGGCGTTTTGGAGCGTTTTTCTTTCCCGGTGACCCGGACTCTTCCCTGCCCCCATCTCTGGCAGCCGCTGCGCTTGGCCAGCACGTGGCGGCGTGGCGTGGAAAGGCGCGGTTGGCGGGCTGGGACGTGGACAGGTGGGAGCACCTGAAGGCGGCTGCAGCATGAGTGCGCGTGAATGTGTGTTGGGTTGTGTTGGGTTGTGTCGGGTTGGTTTTCGTAACCCAGCACAGGCCGAGGCCGCGAATGGCGGGGCTTTGCGGGCGGTGTGCGGGGTGTGTTGGGTTTGGCCACGCGCGCGCGCATGCGCAATGTTTTTGTGCGGCGCTTTGATTGAAGGCGTGAAATTTCTCTATGCGAGGGCTGAAAAACCCAACAAACCCAACACACTCAACACAGGTGCTTTGAAGGCATTGATTTATAAGGCTTTTGGCTGTGTTGGGTTTGTGTTGGGTTGGGCTTTTTGTGTTGGGTTGCGTTTTGCAGGGGAGGTGAGGCCATGATCGAGGCAGTGGAAGCGTTGATGCAGCACTGGGGAGAGCGTTGCCGGCGTGGCCTGGGCGCACCGGGCGAGGGCGGTTCGACGCCGCTGGCGGTGGCGATGCAGTACGGCGGGATGGTGCCTTCATCTGGCCGCGGCTCGATGGGGTTGGCGGGCGCGGTGGATCGTGTGGCCGAGGAGGTGGATGCAGCTATCGGCAGCATCAAGCAGATCGGCCTGCGTGAGGACCGCAAGTTGGCGAGGGCTTGGCGCCTGGCTGGCAACAAGGGGCGGGCGCCTTACTGCCTGGAGACGCAGCTGGTGAAGCTGGCGATGGTGCGCTACCTGCCGGACCCGATCCCGACTGTTGCGCAGCAGATGCGGCGGGTGCGCATTGGCTCGACGAGCACGTATGACGCACGGGTCCAGCGGCTGCATGAGCTGGTGCAGGCCGAGCTGGAGCGCCGGGCGCGTATGCAGCGGGTGCACGGCGGGAGGTACGTCGCGTAAAAAATCGCTTTCAGAAATCCGCCGTCGTCCCGTGGCGAGCCCGTGCAGACCCCGTGTAGAACCCGTGGCGAGCCATTGGCGTTAAATCACTGTTTACGCCTCCGGGTTCGAGGGGTACAAAGCGCATAACAGGTCAGAGCAGCGCCAAGGCGATGACCGAAACGAGCCTTACTTGCTGTGTCAGGCAACGGCCGGTACCCCTGCCGGTCACCCCTCAAAGCCCCGCCATCGTGCGGGGCTTTGTCTTTTCTGGCTGGTGGCGCCGCCATCGCCCTTTGCCCGTCGCCATGCGGGCTTTTTATTCGCCGTCTGGAGAACCGCGCATGTCGACCGAACAGCAGGTGCAGCAGTCGCTGGCCGATCTTCCCACCTGGCTGCTGATTCTGGTGGCGCTGGCCGGTCTGACCGGCGAGATGTGGCGCGCCGATGCTGCTGGCATGGCGGTGGGCGAGCTGATCAAGCGTGTGCTGCTGCGCTTCGGCGCCTCGGCGGTGTTCGGGTTGGCCACGGTGCTGCTGGCTACGGCCTGGGGTTCCAGTCTGCTGACGTCGGCGGCGCTGGGCAGCATCGTCGCTTGCCTGGGTGCTGACTTGGCCAGTGGGTTGTATGCGCGGTGGCTGGCGAAGAAGGCTGGCCTGTGTGATGTGCCCAAGCCCGGCGCCTGAAAGTGCGGGTCCTCCCTGGCCTCTTTCACCAATGCGGCTACGTAGACCGCGGATTTTTCACAGAGTGACGGACGTATAGGGGGTTCCGCTTCCGGGGCTCTAGTCCGGGCCTTTGGAGTGTTTCATGCCATCGCAGCGTGAGATTGCCCAGCACCTCGACATGAGCGAGCGCAACTGCCGCGACGTGCTCAAGTCGTTGAACATCGACTGGACTGAATCGACCCTCGACGAGATCCGCACCGCCTACATCCGCGACCTGCGCGAGAAGGCAGCGGGGCGCGGCGGCAGCCAGGTTGAGCTGCTCAACGCCGCGCGTATCGAGGAATCCACGGTCAAGGCCGCCAATGGCCGCCTGGCCTTCCACGAAAAACTCGGGACGCTCGTCCCCACGGCTGACGCTACGTTCGCACTCAGTGACTGGGCAAGCTTCGCCAACCGCGAGTACCAGAGCGGTTTCGAGAAGCTGCTCCAAGAGCTGGAGAACACGATGAAAGTCAGCATTGATCGAACCACGGTGGCTCGCATTGCTGAAACTACAATCGGCCGAATTGGAGGCTATGCGGATAAGCTTGGCCGGCGCCTTGCTGGAGGCGGCCAAGCAATTCAACCCGCCGAAGCAGATAGCGACAGCTGAGTACCTGTCGACCGAGTTTTACCTGCCGCCAGAGTCCGGTGTGCTGCACGGGCTCTACGACTTCTACTACACCCCTTACTTTCTCGGCGTCGCTGCGGCGCTGGACGACCCGACGGTCAGCGAAATCGACCTCATGAAGGCGGCCCAGATCGGTTGGACCTACTTCATGCTTGGGTTCATCTTCAAGCGCGTCCAGGGCCAGCCCATGCCCATCATGGTGCTGTTCGCGAAAGAGGGTGACGGCAAGAGCTTTCATGACGAGAAGCTGGTGCCAGCCGTCCAGGCGAATCCGCAGATCGGTCGCCTGATGGATGTCTCGACGGCGAAGAAACAAGGCAACCGGTGGAACCACAAGTCCTACACCGGCGGATTCCTCAAGCTGGTCGCGTCCAACTCGCCCGGTAACGTGAAGTCGACCTCGTCGGTTGGCCTGGCCATCGTCGAAGAGCCGGACGACACCAGCGACGACGTGAAGAAGCAGGGCGATGCCATCGGCCTGCTCGAGGAGCGCGTCAAGCGCTACCCAGGCGCCAAATTCGTGGTCGGTGGTACGCCCTCGCTTAAGGGCTTTTCCAAGACCGAACAGCGCATCGAGCAAACGGATCGCCGCGTACTGCCGATCGCATGCCACGAATGTGGCGAATCGCATGTGCTGGACTTCCAGTACATCAGCTACTTGGAAGCCGACGACACCGCACAGCCACACGAGATATACGGTCGGGCGCTACCTGATACAGCCGTCTACGCCTGCCCGCATTGCGGTAGCACCTGGGATGACTACCAGCGCAAGGAAAACATCCGCGATACGGTCTTCGCGGCGGTTGAGCGTGGCGACCCCATGTGCGGCTGGGTGGCAACGCGGCCCTTCTACGGAAAGGCCGGCTTCGAGGAACTCAACGAGCTGTACGCGTGCCTGCCGGGCACAACGCTATCCGGGCTGGTTCGCGAAAAGCTGGCGGCGGAAAAGCTGGCCGAAAGCGGCGATCTCAAACAAATCATCAAGTTCGTCAACCAGAAGCAGGGGCGCCCCTACGAGTACAAATCCGATCTACCGGACGCGGAGAAACTGGCCGAGCGAGTCGAGGATTATGGCGAACTGCGCGTGCCGGCCGGTGGCTTGGTTCTCACGCTGACCGTCGACGTTCAGCACGACCGCATCGCCATCATCCTGCGTGCTTGGGGGCGTGGCGAGGAATCGTGGCTGATTCTATGGACCGAGATTTCCGCCCAGACCGGCACTTCGGACAAGAACGACCCCGTGTGGGCCGAGCTCGATCGTTTGTTGTTCGGCGTGTATGAGCATGCCAAGGGCTATCGGCTACGCATCAGTGCGGCCAGCATCGATGCCTCGGATGGCCAGACCAACGACGCCGTGTACCACTACGTCCGCACCCGCAACAAGCGTCTGACCAAGCTGCTGGCCATCAAGGGCGCAACCACGCTGGACGCTGAAATCCTCACCGCGCCAAGGAAGATCGACCTCAACACCAAGGCCACCAAAGCGGCGAAGTACGGCCTGCAGGTCTACATGGTGGGCACGAACAAGGCGAAAGACCTTCTCGCCGAGCGACTGAAACTCACCGGTGCGGGGCCAGGCCGAATCCACGTCTATGCCGGAGTTCGCGCGGATTACTTCCCGCAAATGTGCGCCGAAGTAAAAGCGCCAAGTCGTCGGCATTCGGGGAAGAAAGTCTGGCAACCAAAGGCGGGTGCCGCGCATGAGGCCTGGGACTGCGAGACGTACCAGATCCACCTGGCGCGCTACTTGCGCCTGCACCTGAAAACCCCGGCCGACTGGGATGCGATCGAGGCTGGGCTAATGCAACCCGATCTGCTCGCAGACAACGACGTGGTGCCAGTTACTTCGGCCGACAGCCTGCCGGATGTTCCGGCAGCACCAGCCAAGCAGGGCCCCTCGCTGGCAGACCTTGGCCGCATGATGAACGGAGACGACTGATGTCGACCCAGCAGCAACTGAACGAAGCTCGCAACGCGCTGCACCGGCTGATCATCGGCGAAAGCATGGTCAGCCTTCAGCGCGATGGCAAGCGGGTGGAGTTCGCCCAGGCCAACCGCGGCGATCTGGAACGCTACATCGCCCAGCTCGAGGGCCAACTCGGCCTCGGCCAGCCCCGGCGGCGTGGCCCCGCAGGAGTAATCGCATGACAGCCGTCCAGATCCTGCACCCCAACGGCTTACCCGCCCGGGCGCAGATGAGCAGCTGGCAGGGCGCCGGGGGTGGCTTCGGAGGCCAGCTGGAACGCTGGAAGCCGGCCTTGAAAACCCTGGACGCGGCCCTGCTCCCGCAGCTCGACCTGGGTAACGCTCGGGCCGAGGATGTCACCCGCAATAACGCCTTCGCCGCCAACGGCGTGCAACTGCACGTCGATAACATCGTCGGGCACCTGTTCCGCCTCAGCTACAAACCCCGCTGGCGCCGGATCGGCATCAGCGATCTGGACGCTCGGGCCTTCTCCCAGGATGTCGAAGCCTGGTGGACCGAGTATGCAGAGGACCCCATCGGTTGCTGGCTGGATGTCGAGCGCAAACGCACCGCCACGATGATGGTTCGCGAGGCCGTTGCCACCCACACCCGCCTGGGAGAGGTGATGGCGGCGGTAGAGTGGCTGGAGCGCTCCGGCACACCGATGCGCACCGCGATCAAGATGGTCAGTCCCAAGCGGGTCAGCAACCCCGGCGGCCGTGCTGACACGGCCACGCTGCGGCACGGGCTCGAGTTTGATCGTGGCGGCGCCATGATTGCCGCCTGGGTCCGGCAGAGCGGCAGCGGTGGCCTTGGCCTTGGCAACGGCATGAGCAATGAGTGGCGGCGTATCGAGCGGGAAACCCGCTTTGGCCGGCCCAAGTTCATCCACGTATTCGAGCCCACCGAAGATGGGCAAAGTCGTGGAGCCAACCAGTTCCTGGCCGTGCTCGAACAGTCGCACATGCTGCCGAAGCTGCAGCACACCAAGCTGCAGAACGCCATCGTCAACGCGATGTACGCCGCTACCATCGAAAGCGAGCTCGGCACCGAAGCGGCGCTGGAAATCATCGGCGCCGGCGAGGGCGGTACCAACAACATCGTCAACTACCTCATGGCGGTGAACAGCTTTCACAACGGCTCCAAGCTCTCGCTCAACGGCGTGAAAATCCCGCACCTGTGGCCGGGCGAAAAGCTCAACCTGCAAACGAGCGGCAACGTCGACAACGGTTTCACCGACCTGGAATCCAGCATCCTGCGCTGGATGTCGGCAGGGCTGAACGTCCCGTACGAACCGTTTGCGCGTGACTACCGGCAGAGCACCTACAGCAGCGCCCGGGCCAGCATGATGGAGGGCTGGCGCTACTACATGGGCCGTCGCAAGGTCATCGCCTCGCGCTTCGCCAGCATGCTCTTCGTCGTAGCGTTCGAAGAGGCCCTGCAGCGCCGCGAGATCACCCTGCCACGCAAGGCGTCCCGCGGCTTCTACGAAGCCAAGGCCGCCTGGTGCAATGCCGAGTGGATCGGCTCCGGCCGCTTGGCCATCGACGGGCTCAAGGAAGTAAAGGAAGCGGTGCTGCGCATCGAGTCCGGGTTGAGCACCTACGAGAAGGAGCTGGCGTTGCTGGGTGAGGATTACCAGGAAACCTTCGCGCAGCAGGTGCGCGAGATGAACGAGCGCCGCGAGGCCGGCCTGCCGCCGCCGAGCTGGATGCAAGCCCAGGCCCTGGCACCGGAACAGACCGAGCCAACCGAGTAGGGGACCTCATGAACTATCCGCAAATCGCCAGCCGGGTGCTGAATACGCCCCTGTTGCTGGAGCCGGCCTATGCGCGTGTGTTTTTCAGCGCGCTGGGCAGCCGGCTCAACATTGCCGAGCTCAAGGACGAGCAGGGCGCCATCGACATGGGCCAGAAGCTGCGAGTCGATGCCCGTACCTACAACAAGACGCGCGTCAATGCCTTTGGCTTCGAAGAAGTCCTCTTTCAGGTAGTAGACGGCATAGCCCTACTGGACGTGAAGGGAACCCTGGCGCACAAGTCCGGCTATCTCAAGCCGTACAGCGGCATGACCGGCTACGACGGCATCATCAACCGGGCCGCGATGATGTTCGCCGAGCCAGACGTCAAGGGCGTGCTGATGGACATGCATACGCCCGGCGGCGAAGTGTCTGGCTGTTTCGACACCGCCGACCGCCTTCGCCAGATGTCGCAACAGGCCGGCAAGCCGATCTGGTCTCTGGCGTGCGATTCGGCCTGCTCGGCGGGCATGGCACTGGCCAGCGCAGCAGACCGGCGGCTGATCACGCAGACCGGCTACGTCGGCTCGGTCGGGGTAGTGATGGCCCACGCCAGCTATGAAGACTACCTGGAGCAGGAGGGCATCAAGGTCACCCTCATTCACTCCGGTGCGCGCAAGACCGATGGCAATCCCTACAAGTATCTGCCCGAGGAGGTGCTCAGCCGCTTCCAGGCTGACACCGCCGCGCTACGCCAACAGTTCGCCGAGCTGGTCGCCCGTTACTTGGGCGTCACCAGCGAAGCGGTACTGGCCACCGAAGCCGCGGTGTTCCGTGGCCAGGCGGCGATCGAAGTCGGCTTCGCCGATGCCCTGGTCAATGGGCACGAAGCGGCCGCCGAATTTTCCGAATACCTGTCCAGCCAGGACAGGGTCACAACCCAAGGAGTTCATCGCATGACCGTTGCCACCACCGCGCCGACTGCCGAAGCTGCGCCGCCCGCCCAGGCGGCCGCTGC